TTTCGGCGGTGACTTATAGAGTCAAGGTTGTTAAACCAGATGGGACAGGAATGACCGAACTCATTCTTGAGAAACAATGAGCCATCTGAGGAAACAGATTCGGGACAACATAATCACGACCGTCACGGGGTTGGCAACAACCTCGACTCGCGTTTATGCCTCTCGGGTTTATCCTTTGGCCTCGGACAAAATGCCGGGACTTTGTGTATATACAAATACCGAAGAAATAGAGTTCTCGACCCTGAATAGGCCAAGGATTCAAACCCGCACCCTAGAGGTCTTAGTCGAGGCATACGCCCTTGCGATTAGTGGGTTGGATGACACCCTAGACCAAATCTGCCTCGAGGTTGAGGAGGCTCTAGATGCCGATGTAACCAGAGGCGGGAAGGCCAAAGAAACAAAGGTCACAAGCATTGAGACTGAGTTCTCAGGCGATGGTGAAAAACCTGCTGGAATTGCAAGAATCACGGTAGCGGTCACTTATCAATGTCGAGAAAATGACCTTGAAGTTGCTATTTGATTGTAAAATTTAACTTTATTTTAGGAGGTTTTTATGGCTACACATACTGGAAGTGAAGGAACGGTTAAAAGCGGCGCAAATGCGGTTGCCGAAATCCGTTCTTATACCATCTCGGAAACGGGTGACACCATTGAAGATTCAAGCATGGGCGATTCTTCGCGCACCTACAAAGCAGGTCTAAAGACCTTCACGGCTTCGGTTGAATGCTTTTGGGATGAGACTGACACCACGGGTCAGGGTTCATTCGATGTTGGCGCAACTGTTACCCTGAATGTCTACCCAGAGGGTGCTACAACAGGCGACATTTATTACACCGGGAGTGCAATCGTAACGGGTAAAACCGTGAACGCAACTTTCGATGGAATGGTCGAGGCTTCATTCACGCTACAAGGTACAGGCGCGCTGAGTGAGTCTACGGTCTAATGGGACTCGGTGAACGCATTGCGGCAAAGCGTCAGGCCGCACGAAGGATTATCGAGGTTGCAGAATGGGGTGATGATTCTGCTTTGCAAATGTGGGTTAGTCCGCTGACCTGTGCTGATGTTGATAAGTTACAACGCAAGCATAAGGACTTTTTGCAAAACATGAACATTGCGGCGATGGTTGATTTAATCATCCAAAAGGCCGAGGACAAAGACGGTGAGAAATTGTTCACGGTTGAAGACAAACCATTCTTGATGCGGGAACAGATTACGGTGGTTTCCCGCGTTGCGGCTGAGATGTTTGTAGGTATCACCACGACCGAAGAACACGAAAAAAACTAATATCCTGTCCGCTAAGGTTTAACCTCATTTCTTTGGCAGACAGGCTAGGTAAAACGATAGAGGAAATAGAAGACATTCCTCTGTCAGAGTTAAATGAGTGGTTTGCATATTTTAAGGTGAGCGATGGCAGACGGAACCCAAATCAGAATAACCGCCGTTGATGCAACCTCGGCGGCTTTTCGTTCTGTTCAGAGCAACATCAGCGGCCTTCAGGGTGCGTTAAGAGGCATTGCCGCACCTCTCGCGGCGGCGTTCTCCGTTGCGGGTATTGTTTCGTTTATGAAAAGCACCATCGACCTTGCCGACAGGTTGAACGATGTTGCAATGCAAACAGGTTTCACGGTTGAGCAATTGTCCGCGCTAGGCAATGCGGCGAAGTTAAACGGCTCGAATACTGAAACACTTACCACGGGTCTAATCAAACTCAATCGGGCAATCTCTGAGGCCGCAAGCGGTTCTGAGGAGCAGAAAAAGGCTTTTCAGGCGTTAGGCATAACTCAAGAAGAATTAAGAAACAAAGCACCGATTGATATTTTCTACAAAGTATCAGATGCATTTGCGAGCGCGAATGACGGTGCGGTAAAGACCGACATCTCTATGAAACTGCTTGGTCGTTCAGGTGCGGAACTGATTCCCGTCTTAAACCAAGGCAGTTCAGAACTAAAGAAATTTGGTGCGTCTTTTACTGCGGAAGATGCTAAACGGGCGAGTGAGTTCAACGACAACATCGACCAGATAGTTATCAATTTGCAGAAAATGGCGGCAACTATTTTCGGTCCGATATTAAAGGGTCTGAATTCTTTTTTTGCGTCTCTAGAAAAAGGAAAACAAGTAGTTGCTGACACAGAGGGTTTGATTGGAAGTTTTGATATGTTTACAGAGAACTTTGATGCTCAAGCGGTAGACGCATCAAATAGTTATCAGAGGTTTCTGCAAACAATTCAAGATGGAACAAACAAAGTAAACGAAGCGGCTAAGAAAACCAAAGTTAATTTGGTTCTTGATAGCGAAGAAGAAAGACGCATCACGGAAAGACTGACCGCACGAAACGAAGAATTGATTGCGGTCTTTAAGATGGCTCGGCAACCAATCAACGACTATCAAGACGCAATCGAGCAACTTAACAAACTCAAATCTGAAAATCTAATAACTCTTGAGCAGTATTACAACGCGCTTGAGAAAATTGAAGATGCTTATTCAAGCACTCTGCCCAAAATTGAACTCAATGATACTTCCTTAAAGAAATACATCTCAACGATTTCTAGCGTTGCGGATGCTTTGGACAATATGGCGGTGCGTTCCCTTGTCAACCTAGAAGATGCTCTAGTTGGCGTGATGATGGGAACAATGTCTGTTAAGGATGCGTTCAAGTCTATGGCGGTTTCTATCGTTCAGGATTTGATTAGAATCCAGATTCAACAGTCAATTACCAAACCTCTTGGAGAGGCAATCTCTGGGGCAGGTGGATTTTCTGGAATCTTCTCGAGCATATTTAGCGGCGGCAAAGCACTTGGTGGAACCGTCAACGCGGGTGAGGCGTATATGGTTGGTGAGAAGGGTGCTGAAATGTTTGTTCCCGGCAAGACCGGGACAATTGTTCCCAACAATCAGTTGGGTGGTAGCGGGGCGGTAGTAAACCAGACGATTAACATCTCTGCGGGTGTTTCTCAGACGGTTCGTGCGGAAGTGATGGGGATGTTACCGAGGATAGTTGAATCAACAAAGGCCGCAGTTGCTGACGCAAATCGGCGCGGCGGTTCTTTTGCGAAGATGATGGCATAACATGGCAATTACATATCCCCTTTCTTTGCCGACTAATAAAGGACTTGCGAAGATTCGTCTGACCGCAAACAATGTGGTTGGTATTTCTCAGTCGCCTTTTACCGCAAAGCAACAAATTTACAAATACACAGGTCAATTCTGGGAGGCCGAGATTTCTCTGCCGCCTATGAAACGCGCCGATGCTGAGTATTGGATTTCCTTCCTACTAAAACTCAACGGGGCTTATGGGACATTTCTATTGGGCGACCCAAATGGCGGGACTGCGCGGGGAGTTGCAACGGGAACACCATTGGTAAACGGCGGTTCTCAATCAGGAAATGAGTTGGTAACGGATGGTTGGACAAATAGCACAACAGGAATTCTGAAGGCCGGGGACTATATCCAGTTGGGTTCGGGTGCATCTTCTCAACTCTACAAGGTTTTGGATGATGTTAATTCTAACGGCTCTGGACAGGCAACCCTAACCCTCTGGCCTGACCTGCGGACATCGCCTTCAGACAATGCCGCTATAACCGTTTCAAACGCCAAGGGTGCGTTCCGTCTTTCTTCTAACGCCCAAGCATGGGACATCAATGAGGCGACCTTCTACGGCATGACATTCGCGGCTAGGGAGGCTCTGTGATATGGCTAGGAGTCTCCCATCGGCACTCTCCTCGGAATTAAATGCGGATGAGTTAAAACCGTTTTATGCGGTTGAGTTGTTGTTTGATTCTGGAGATATTAGGTTTTGGACAGGATACGGCAACATCAACGCAAACTCTGAGGTTTGGACAGGCTCTGGAACGGTTCTGTCTTTCTCCTCTACGAATGAAGCAACAGACTTATCCGCAAACGGCATGACCCTAACCTTTAGCGGATTGGAAAGCACAATTGTTTCTTTGCTATTGCAAGAGAACTATCGAGGTAGGTCTGCGAAGGTTTATCTTGGCGCGCTAGGCGCAAACAATCTCCCAGTTTCCGATATGTATCAGATTTTTGCAGGGCGCATGGATATTATGGCCTTGTCTGAGAACGGAGAGACTGCGACCGTTAGTATCTCGATTGAGAATGTCCTAATTGACCTTGATAGGCCAAGAGCGCGAAAACTCACAAACGAAGAACAGTTAAAGCGTTTTGTTGGAGATAATTCATTGTCTAATGTGGCAAATCTGCAAGACCGACAGATTTCTTGGGGTAGATAATGGGATTCAGTTTTAAGGCGGTATTCAAGGCGGTAGTTACTGCGGCGGCGGTTGCGGCGGCGGTTTACTTTGGCGCGCCTTATCTTGGGTTTACGATTTCAGGAAGTGCAACTGCTTATATTGCGAGTGCGGCAATTATGGCAGGTGCTACTGCAACAGTCTCACAACTTCTTGCTGAAACTCCAAAAGACTTTGACCTCGGGCAACAGTTAAGAGGCCAACTTGTTTCTGTTCGCGCACCTGCGGCAGATTCTTTTGTCGTTTACGGGGAAACCCGTATTGGTGGAACAATTGTTCATGTGGAAAGCACAGGGACTAAAAACGATACTCTGTTCCAAAGCATTGTTATGACGGGGCATGAGATTCAATCTGTCGAGAAAGTTTATGTTAATGATGAGGAGTTCACCTTAACTCCAAGCGGAAATATTTACACCATCACTTATAAAGGCTCTTCTACGGTTCTCAATTTTGATTATCTTATTGGAACTGAAACCCAATCACCGATGGAATTGTTGTCTGGAACCACGGCGGCAACTTATCAATTTAAGGGTCTTGCGGTGCTAGGGGTTAAGGCGGTATTCGACCAAGATAAATTTCCTCAAGGGTTGCCAAACTTCACCGCCAAAATCAGAGGCAAGAAGGTCTATGACCCACGAACCACGACAACTGCATATTCTACAAACGCCGCACTCTGTATTCGGGATTACCTAACTAACACGGAATTTGGCTTTGGTGCGACTGCGGCTGAGATAGATGATTCTGCCTTCTCAACCGCGGCAGATATTTGCGATGAGAATGTTTCTCTTGCGGCAGGTGGAACCGAGAAACGCTACACCATCAACGGAGCATTCTCCTCTGGGGAGAAACCAAAGGATGTTCTTGGCAAGATGTTGACCTCCTGTGGTGGGCAATTGGCCTATGTGGGTGGCAAATGGGTTCTGCGGGTTGCGGCATATCGTTCTCCAAGTCTGACCCTGACGGATGACGACATTGTTGGCGAAATAACCATTCAAGGTTCTCAGTCTCGCAGGGACATTTTCAATGCGGTCAAAGGCACTTATTCCGAACCGCAGACCCTTTATCAGTTAAGCAGTTTCCCTCCTCAGACCAATGCGACCTATGAGGCCGAGGATAACGAAAGGATTTACAAAGACATCCAGTTGCCGTTTACGACCTCTGTGGCGACCTGTCAGCGTTTGGCAAAGATTGACCTCGAGAAGGCAAGACAACAAATTTCAGTCACCATGTCTTGCAAATTGACCGCATTTGCCCTTCAGCCCGGAGACACGGTAAACCTTACCATTCCTAGATATGGATGGAGTTCCAAGGTTTTTGAAGTAGTAAATTGGGATTTTGAATTCGTAAGTTCTGATTCAGGTGCTACCCCAATTGTTAACCTTTCCCTGCGGGAGACTGCCTCTGGAGTCTACGATTGGAACTCGGGCATGGAGACAACGGTTGACATTGCCGCGAATACAAACCTTCCTGACCCATTTACGGTTATTGCTCCGGGTCTTTCTGTATCAGACGACCTTGTTTTGGTTAATCAAGAGGCACTCACCAAATTAGTCATAGATGTAACTGGAGAGTCTGCATTTCAAAGTCGTTATGAAGTTCAAGTCAAATTATCAACAGATACAGAATGGATAAGTGCTGGAGAAGGAACTGGAAACCTCTTTGAATTTGTCAATGTATTAGACGGGGTTACTTATGATATTCGAGCGAGAAGCACAAACAGTCTTGGAGTTCGGTCAGATTGGACAACTGTTTCTCATTCTACGGTTGGGAAAACTGCCGCGCCGCAAGATGTAACAAATTTCACGATTAACATTGTTGGCGCAGAGGCACATCTTACTTGGACTGCGACTCCAGATTTAGACCTCTCTCATTACAAAATAAGGCATTCTCGGCTCACAACTGGGGCGACATACGATGCGGCGGTGGATTTACTGCCAAAGATTTCCAGACCTGCGACAACGGCAACTGTTCCTGCGATGACCGGGACTTACTTTATCAAGTCAATTGACAAATCTGGGAACTCATCTACAAACGCCTCAGAGGTAACGGCAATCATTGAAGACATAAAGGGTCTAAATGTTGTTGAAACTGTTACAGAAAGCCCTGCGTTCACAGGAGATAAATACGAAGTCAAAATTGTTGATTCTCAATTAGTATTGGATACATCTATTGACTTTGATAGCGGGTCAGGATTGTTTGATGATGCAGAGGGCGATTTTGACGGTGGAGGAGGATTTGTTTCCACAAGCGGATATTATGACTTTGCGAATGTTGTTGATTTAGGTGCGGTTTATACAAGTCGCGTCACGGCCTATCTGGAAACAGGTCGTTTGGATTATGTGAACCTATTTGATGATGCGACAGGGTTGTTTGATGACCGACTTGGATTTTTTGATGGCGACCCAAATGCATTTGATGATTGTAATGTTGAACTGCAAGTCTCTACTACCGAGGATGACCCTGCGGGAACGCCTACATGGTCGAGTTATAGGCGGTTCTTTGTAGGCGACTATAAGGCTCGAGGACTGCGGTTCCGTTGTGTATTGACATCAGAAGACATAAGTTCAACACCAACTGTTTCCGTTTTACAGGTCACGGTAGATATGCCTGACCGAGTTGCGGCTGGCGCGGATATTGTTTCAGGTATAGATGCTGGTGGGAAAGTCGTTAATTTCACCCCTGCGTTTAAGGCAATCCCGGCAATTGGCATTGCGGCTCAGAATTTAGCGCAAGGTGACTATTACACAATCACCTCAAAAACCGCGTCATCATTTACAATTAAGTTCTTGAATTCGAGTGGTTCTGTGGTAAATCGAACCTTCGATTACACGGCAATTGGTTACGGCGAACTCGCCGTCTAAGGAGAAACAATGTCACAACACGACATGAATATTGCGAACCAAGGCTTCCCGGCCTTTAGGACTGACTTGAACAATGCTTTTGCGGCATTGGCCTCAACCTCCTCTGGTTCAAGCGCACCAAGTACAACTTTTGCACATCAACTTTGGATTGATACTGCGGCAAACCCTAGCATTCTCAAGATTCGTAATGCAGACAACGATGCGTGGATTTCAATCGGAGAATTAAATCAAACCTCAGATTTGCTGACAAAGGTTTACGGTCTTGTTATCGGGACTGATGTTCAGGCATATGATGCAGATACCGCTAAAACTGACGCGGTTCAAACTTTTACTGCGGCACAAACATTTAATTCTAGCAATCTAAAACTTGCAGGTTCTACAAGCGGCACATCAACACTTAATGCCTCTGCAATCGCTGGCACAACCACTATGACCTTGCCTAGTCAGAGCGCAACTCTTGGTTATCTTAATATTCCACAATCAGGTTCAGACAAAACGACTTCCTATACATTAACAACATCTGATATTGGTGAGTTCGTTGGTGTTGGTTCTGGTGGGTCGATTACGATTCCTGACGCAACTTTTGCGGCTGGCGATGCGGTATCAATCTTCAATAACACGACCGGCAACATCACGATTACTTGCACAATCACAACCGCTTACATTGCGGGTACAGATTCGGATAAGGCAAGCGTTACCCTTGCGACTAGGGGGGTGTGTACAGTCTTATTTATCTCTGGAACCGTCTGT